TAATTATTTATGAAAACACTTCCACATTCTCCAACATATTACACCCGCCAGCAGTACCAACAATAGCCATACCCACCAGCTAACAATTCCTTTCACATCTTTTGTTTTATGAGAAAAAGCCGTTGTGCTTTCTGTATTACGTAATTCATTATTAGTTGTGCTTATAGTATTTGTAAGGGTAGTGTTCGCCACTATTTGGCTATTGGATAGGTTGCTTTTAGTAGTAATCTTCACCTTTCCACCTCTTACCCTTATAGTTTCATTATCTCCGTCACGAATTCGAGTATATGTAAGCTCCTTACTGTTGCCTATACTATCCTTATCGCTCTCTACTGTTACCTCGTACTCTTGTGAGGCGTGTGTATTGAGTTGCAAGGTTTGTTCGTTTTTCTGAAAAAGAGCCGTACTATCCTTATACTTTATAATACGCTCTTTTTGTACCTGCTTTTGCTCGGTATTGGTTACCTTACGAGCCCTGCAACCTAATAGACCAAGAAGCACTATCACTAATCCGATAACTCCGAAAGCTCTTAGTATTCTTATGTAATTATACCTTCTCATAACTTTCAATCGTTTTAATCACTTTCTTTAAACTATCAGCATAGTTGATAGCGGTTGCATACCCTGCCTTTGCGACCTCCTCAGCAAACTTATACGGGTCGCTTCTTACTAACAACGCCTTAGCGTATCGTTTGTTTTTGAAAAAGAATTGCGCGTGGTCTGTAAAGCATTCTTCTGGCGTGTCGTACTTCCTGAACCAGTCTTTGACTTCATACTTGTACTTACCACTCGACAACATCTTCACCGATATAACCAACGGAAACAAGTGCTTTAAATTAGGACTACTTAATATCTCTGTTGTAGTTAGTAATTGCTTTTTGTTAGCGGGCGTGTCCTTGCCTGCTTTTACGCCAAAAAACATATTGCCGGGCACGCTCTTAGCCCAACCAGTTTCCAACGCCGCTTGCGCTAAAATGAAGAGGTGCGATATACCCGTTTTGCGCTCTGTTTCGATTGCAAATGGTTTGTACTGCTTTATAAATTCTTTTGGGCTCATTGTTGTTCGTCTGTTTTATTGTTTTCTAATTCGTTAGGAGTAATACCATTATTTACTTTTTCGTAAAACTCTCTCAGTTTTCCACTCTTTTCATAGTTATAGAGTGCTTTCATAAAGAACTCAGGAGGAAATTTGCCGTTTGAAAGTACAAAAAGATTTTTCGCTATATCTTTCACTGGGTATAATAACGAAATCATTTGTATTGTAATTTCAAACGCCCTACCTACATCCGTCCTACTTAGTGGTATATTTAATATTGATAGAGAAATAAAGGCTATTGCTATGATTGCCATTTTAAAAATCGTACCTTTAAGTAATTCTACAAAATCAAAATCACCTTTCTTAAAGTGATACCAAGCCCCAGAAATCATATCAAGCATCAGCACCACCGCTATACCCGCGTAAAAAATAGCGTTCTGCTCCTTATCCGATGAGAAGTAGGCGTACAATAACAATAGTGGTACACTCTTAAAGAATACCACAAAGAAATAGTACACCCTATCTCTTAGATGTATCTTATCATCAAAGTAGAAGAGCAAAACCAAAGGTGTAGCCCATATTGCTATCTTTATTTTGGCTTTGAGTAGCCACTTCATAAACTTATCCATTAGCCTCCTTGTTTATCCATTTCACAATAGGATAAGGCATAATACTTGCTACTATATCCCACCAGTCAATAAATGTGCGCTTTACTTTCTTGTCGAATAGCTCTTTGGAAAGCCCTATACTCAGCACCCAAAAAAAAGCAAATGCTAATGCCTCCCACCACTTCATAAAAAAGACAAATACTAAGAAGGATACCACTAATATAATGTTCCCAAAAAAAGAGTGTAGTAGTTTGTCCTTACCTGTTAATTTTGTTCTAAATATATTCATAATTATTTGTTTTTAATCTTCATCATCAGCAGGGCACCAATCCGTAGGGGTGTCACCATATTCAATTTTAAAAGAAGACACCAACACTTCATCAATATGTTTCCCAGTGGTACATTCAAACTCAACAAAACCATTTCTGCCTATATTATTTGTAACTATACCATTACTACCATATATTGTATATCTGTGCCATTCACCATCGGAAATTAAATTTACCCCATCTGGAAAAGTGACAGAACTGACACCTACAATGTAGTGAAAACGAATATTTTCTTTTGTGGTTTTAGCCCAAAATGAAATAATCGTAGGTCTACTTTCAAACGTCGTTCTACATTGAAACCCTTGCCAGTTATAGATAAGTTTAATAACCTTATTACCTCTGAAAGTTTCAGATACAATCCCAGCGTTTCCTGCGTAATTTGGTTGCAAATAATACGGTTCTTCTTTCAATTCAAAGTCTTTCGTTCCTTTTAATAAGTTATATCTTACCAAAGCCTTATTTTCAAACTTCTTGCTCATAGTAAGATAATCACCCTCTCCCCACAACGCTACCATTTGTAACTCCTTTACGTCGCTCGGTGTGGCAAAAGTTAGCCCTATCACATTGCCTGCATAGTCTCTTTGTACAGAATTCACTACCAAACCAGCCTCATAGCCCAGTACTTCGAATGTGTTGCTGGCTGTCTCCACAATAAGTACATAAGTGCCTTTTGTTAGCGCATTCATTGTGGCAATATTACCACTATCCACCTTGTCTATCTTTATCGATAACTCGTGCGTGAATCCTCCGCCAAACTTCTGCGAGCCACTTACTTTAAAAGCGTTGTTCAATTCAAACAAATACCCTCGCTTGCTGGGTAACAGTTGCAAGTGAGTAATTACTGTCTTGTCAGTATTTAATGTTGTATACCTCCTGTCGATATCCTTGTAAGGTATTACCAGTACTCTGTGTTTTAGTCCCTTTTTTGGTTTATAATCACAATCAAGGGTTATATCCTTTATGTTATCTATACACCTCATATCAATTTCATTCTCATTCTTGGTTTATTAATTCGATTGCTATCACCACAACCACTATTACATCTATATTCTGGGAATAGTGTGGCATTTCTTTCAAGGTACGAAACACAATCTTGCCATAGCAAGTCCGCTTGTTGCTTGTACATTGTACGCACATCTCTCCGCTCCGCTTGGCTCACTGTATCACCATCTTGATTTTCTTTCACTTTCAATCCCATAGCGGTATCAATATAGTGCCCAGTGAAGACATATCGAGCGTATGTGAAGTATGCTAATACGGCTTTGAGACCTGCAAATTCGTACTTTTTGCCCTCAAAGGTATAAGTGTCACCATTAAGCAATAAAGAGTAATCCCTCACGGGCGTTTCGCTCGTCAAATCTTGGTAAAATGCCTCACATACAAGTTCTTTCAAGTCAAACATCTGCGCTTCTCTTATAAATCGGTTGAACTCTTCCTCTTTTCGAAATAGAGAAACGCTTAAATACTTGCTACATTCTTGCTTATTAACTAATAACTTCATACTAATTTGCTAATTTCAAAAAGTCCGTTTTCTGATATATTCCTTGCGAAACCGTCGAAAAGCTCCTCGAACATCTCTTGTACATCTTGGCGTTCTTCTTGCATTTGCTCCTGCATAAAGATACGTGCCTCCTTCAAACTTTCTCCCGATGTATTACCTAATTTCCCTTCAACGTAATCAATCAACACAGGAGGTACATTGCCATACGATTTGCGAATGTTATTAGCAGTCTTCTCGTCAGCGTACTTAAAGGTATCGTCCTTGATATTACTCTCGATAGCCTTTATCAGTACATTATCCTCCAACTTATCGCCCTGCATTTCCGTTTCAAAGTGAAAAACGCTCTGCTCTGCTTCAACGCCTATGCTCTTTCTTAGTTCATTCCTGAAATCCTCTCGTTTTTCCTCGCTTTCCATTGTTGGAGTAACAATGGCATACGTTCCAAAGAATCCTTTTTTAAACCCGTTGCGGGTAAATACACTCGACAGCCATTCACTTTCGCAATCACGTATTACTACATCAGCCCACGCCAGCGGGTAGGTGTCATTTCTGTCAAGGTTTAAGAAGAATACTTGCCCCTTGTAATTATCCCAACCTCCTGCCTTTGTTACCTGCGCTTCTATCACCTTAGGACGGGGGTCGTATCGGTCAATTGCGACTAAATTCTTATCCCTATCCTTATAGTCCGTCAATTTATCCCAATCGTTATATACCAGCACCTTGCCTCGATAGTCCTCGCTGTCTTTTGCCCCTAATCGGCAATTCCTGTACGGCAATACCTGCACGCTTATCTTCTCGTAGAATCCGTTGTAATTTACGTGCACAAATACGCCCTTATGTATTGCAATGCTTCTCGCAACCTTTTTCAGCAAGTCGTTAGGGGTTTCCCTTTTATCATTAATAAACAACTCATCTTTTCTAAATCGAACCCCTTGCGACCTTGCCTGCTCTCTTCTTTCAATCTCCAATGCAAAACCACGCCCATATATGAAATCAGCAATCACGCCCGAACAAGCACGAGCGGTTGGCGAACCTGCCACCAACTGCTCAATAATTGTTGGGTAGTCGTTATTCTGACCATTAGCCAAATACGGGAAGCCTTTATACTTCTCGCTATTTGTCTTTCTTTGCTCTTTCGCTAATTCTATTGCCGTTACCTTTGCCATTGTTAATTATCAATTGCTAATTGTTACTTAATAAGCTCTTCCCAATTCTCAGGATACACTTCAAAGTTCGCAATTCTATTCTTATTAATTTTGAGATATCGCACCGCAATTTCATCTGTGATGGTGTCGTTGTTAAACAACTCACTACTACCGAAGTCCATTGCCAGCGACCCAATGCCTTCACGCAGTTTGAATACGCATTTGTCATTCGCTAATTTGCTAACTTGTTCATTAGCTAATTCTTCTTGTGTGTTTTGAACCTTTTTTGCCATAATAATATTATTTTTAATTCTTAACTTTTCTTTGCCCTCATTAATGAGTCTATTCCAATACCCCTGTAACTTACTACCACAAGTCGTACAAGGGTCGTTGTCGTCAAACAGGTAAGCATAAAAGGCGATGAACGTATCTTTGTCCTCGCTCACCGCCTTTTCATACCCCCCAATGAGCAACTTATTCAATTTCTCATCTGTAAAAACCATTTCACCAATTTATTTTGCCACTATGCAGCAAGTTTCTTATCAAACTTCTTCTTAGTGGTTGCGTAGTCGGTTTCGAGCCATTTCAAAGCCACATTAGGCTCTTTTTGATTTGCAGGAGTTGAAATTGTGAGTTTGAAAGCGCCACCATTAGTGCGACCTTCACCTTCTGTTACTTCTAATCCTACAAAGAATCCTAATACATCAAAACTGCTCTCACCTTTGGCTTTATGCTCAATTACCGCAACCAATTGCGCACCGTTTACAAACTGGTCAATCTGCTCGTACTCCTCAGCACTCTTGCCATACACAGTAATACCTATTGAGTGCTTATAGCCGTTGAAATCATCATCTGAAATCTCTGGTTTAATACTCTCTGATATGTGTGTTTCTTTGAAATTGTCAAAGAAGTAACCTGTCTTGCTCGCTTTGAGCACAAGCGAACTCATTTTGTTTTTCGAAGCGTCTACTGTGGTTGCTGCGAAGTCTATATCTGCTCTATTGATGAGCAAGATACGCTTCTCAATACCCTTCACTTTGTCTGTACAGTCAAAGGTCAAATCTTTACTTAACGCATTAATACATTCTGCCATAATTTCTCTTTTAATGTTTAATTGTTAATGATAAATGGCTAACTATACATTAACCATTTATCATTAATCATTACTAAATCGCCATTGCTCCGGTGTTACCAATCACTCGTTGGAAGTCTGCACGGTAAGAAGCCTTCAAGTAAACTTCTTCAAACTTACCGCCTAAGTACTCAACTCCTATGTCTTTGAGCGCTCCCATACTATCAATAGCAATTTGGCATTCGTTCTTGTCAAGCAACAAGGCTCTGTGTGGGTTGTGCCACTTAGTGCCGTCGTCAAAGTTAGAGCGTATCATATCGTCTAACCATTCAGAGGTAACCACAGGTACACCTTCGAACTCTGACACCATATAACCGCCCTCAACCATTTTAAACGATTGCTCATTGCGGAACTCTTTACGCATAAAACGTGTTAAGTTGGTTGCTAAACTCTGTGTAATTACAAAAACAGGTGAAGCTCCAGCCTTAAATCCTGCAATATCCTTCAACTGACACAACACCTCATAAGCTCTGCTATCTGCCAATGCACGTTGGTCTGCATAGCTTGTTTTTGCATTTTCAGCGATAGCAATTTTTTTCTCGATAGCGGTTGCTACCATTTTCTCAAACTGAGAGAAAAGTCCGTTAAACACATTGAAGTTTGCTTTGTTTAATCCGGCTTTAAGTACTTGCGTACCACTACCACTGCCTACTACAGAATGTTCTTTATCGGCAAAGAAAACAAATCTGTTAAAGTCGTTCAAAATACCATTCTCAATGAGAGAAACTAAAAACGCTACATAGTCTGAATCGTCAATGTTAAAACGGTCTGCTCCTGTCTTCGCAACCCAAGCGTCAAAAGTTTTTTCAAGTGTAGAATAACAATCTGAAACAATCACCTTTAATGGCACAGGGTCAAACCAGCCAGTGCGCACTTGTGTCTCAAGTTTTTTAGTTTCCTTCCCACACCCCTCATCTTTGTGTGTTACATTAGATACTGGCGAATAGTAACCAAATTCGGTTTCCTTTGTAACTCCCTCACGAATTGTAAAGATTTGTTGCAAAGGGAGCAAACCAAATTGCCCTTCTTCTAACAAATCCTTAATTCTCTTTATGTACTCCTTGTTTCTTTCCGCTTCTTTAAGAAACTCTTTAAATGCTGTATTTGCCATATTTTATCCCTTTAATAGTTAAAATTACTTGATACGACCCAAACGTTTACGAATTTTGTCCATATCCAAACTACTTCCACCAGCAGAAGATTCATTGCTTGTTGCTCCTTTGTCTTCTGCTGAAAATCTACTTTGTGTCGATTTTATCTTAGCAAATTCACTTGATAAAACTTCAATCTTCTCAGCCACCAAGTTAAAGCATTCCTCCAATTGTTTAGCAAACTCCTCTTGGTTGCTTTCATCAGGATTAGGCTCGCTCGCTTTCTCCTTAATTTCCTTAATAGCCCCGCCTTCTACCACCAGCGTGCTCTCATCTTTCAAAACATACTCACCATCGGCAAGCGGTTTTTCGGCGTCTTCCCCTCCGTCAGTCTTTTGC